TGCCTTTGTGCCACTGGGTGGTGATTCTTTATTTGCACAAGTATATAACAAGATGGCACCGCAACTGGATGTCAATTGGTTGGCAATACAGAAGAAGGCTCCATCAAATACAGGTAATTGGATAGCAATTTAGAAAGGAAGAGAGAGTCACATGGGTAAGGATAGAAGAATATTTAACTTAGCAAACAACAATGGAAGTGCGGCACTGCCAGGGAGAATCCTGACCCCCTACAACGACCAGGACATGACGGTCTTCGTGCTAAAGAACTCTTTAGGTCAGGACACCTATGTCCAAGAGGTGCCTCGGTGCCGCTTCAGGGGAGTCCCGATTTGTCTGGCATGTCAGACCAAACTTAACGTCCCCAAGGTCAATGCGTTGACACGGGAATTTGCACGTATGTGGAAGGAGTTGATAGACAGAGGTATCATAGTTTAACAATATTCAACCCGAGGAACCCCTAATGACATACGACTGGAAATCAAAAACAAACGACCAAAAGGTCAAAATCATAGAGGGCAATCAGACACGCTTTGAAACTGTCCGACAGGACCTTAACGACCTCTGGGGCATGATTGTCCAGATATTTCGCCCGCGTCGCTATGACATCCTGCCCAATAAAGGCCGTAAGAAAGGCGAGCGTTACGGAGCCAATATCTTCGACCAGGGGCCTGCTAATTCCCTTCACAAATTTACCTCTGGCAAACTAGGCTACATGGTGAACCGCTCGGTCCCCTGGATACAGTTTTTGTCCACTGACTCCAAGCTGATGAGGCTCGACCATGTCAAAAACTACTTTGACAACGCCGCTGAACAGACCTTATACGCCGCAGGTCGTTCCAACTTCTACACCTCTATGGTACCAAGTTCTCTCGATGCCGACAGCATAGGTACCTCAGTCATGGTGCCAAAGAGGGACGAGGTCAAGGACAGAACGGTTTTTGATGTCGTTCACCCAAATGAGTCTTACATTGGTGTAGACCAATTCGGTGACACCAACATCTACCATCGGAACCCCTTGAAACTCACCCGGATGAATGCTGTCAACATGTTTGGTGCGGACAAATTTCCCTCCACTTGGTTCAAAGACGGGGAACTTAAAGAAATCCTTCAGGAAGACGACTACATCTGGGCGGTGTACCCGAATGACGACCGTGACAATACATCAGCTCTATCCATTGACAAGAAGTTCTACACCATGTGTGTGTTAAAGGGGTCGGGTAACTCACAGGGAAAGAAATCCCGGTTGGTGTATGAAAGTGGGAGAGACTACTTCCCCATCTGTTACCGCTCGGGTAGAGAATCCGGCTCACCCTATGGTACTTCTGTCGCCGCTGACTGTCTCACTGCTGCTCTCATGGCGAATAAACTCGCTGAGAAGTCAATAGAGGCTGCTCATCGAGCGGTTGACCCCGCCAAGATTGCCTCAAAGACAGTTCGTTCCTCATTACAAACCGCTGGAGGAGGCCGCCCTGGTTCCACTGTTTACGTCGATGACATCAACCGCGAGGGAGTAAAAACCTGGCAGGACCGCCTGAACTGGCCGGTTACTGATGCCCAGATTCAGAGGTTAGATGGATTGATACAAGACCGCATGTTTATTCGTTTCTTCGAGATGTTGTCATCCGGAGACATCAAGGCCCGCACAGCCTACGAAGTCTCCCAAATGATGGCTGAGAAGGCAACTCTCATGTCTACAATCATAGATACCCTGGAACAGGAAGTCCTTGAACCAGGGATTGAAATATTCGTCCTCGAAGAGACCCGTGCCGGACGTATGCCGGAACCTCCTGGGGAACTTCTCGAAGCCGATGGTAAAGTAGACATCAGATACCTTGGACCTCTTGCTCAACTTCAAAGGTCACTCCTCCGTGGCAAAGGAACGATTGAATCCCTTGACCTAATCGAACGCATGATGGCAATGAGTCAGGAAGTCGGCTGGGTCTTTAACTGGCGTCAGATGGCAGAAGACGTAACTCTTGCTCAGGGTATGCCGCAGAAGCTCATAACATCCGATGAACAACAGCAGGGTAAAGCAGACGAAGCTGCCCAACTTCAACAACAAGCAGTACAGGCTCAACTTATGGAGTCTGCTGGCAAAGCTCTCCCCGGTATGGGGAAGGCTCCCGAACAGGGGTCAATGATGGCTGAGTCAACAACGTAGGTAACATAATCTGAAATTAACATATTGACAAAGGAGAAACATGGCAAGGAAATCAAAGAAAAACACAGTAGTAGTAGCGGAACCTATACCTTACAAGTCCCTCAGACAAGAGACCGATGAGGCCAAGGCCAAGGAACCAATTCCCCTTGACGATAAACAAGCGGTGTTACTTGAAAAAGCAATCCGAAGCTACGTGCGAAAGACCGGCGGCTACCGCAAGGGACTCTCACAGGCTGACAAGGAAACCTGCGGCGACCTCCTTCGCAAACGCACAGGTGGGTCCAAGAACAAAGTCGAGTGGGATGTAGACATCGCCCTTCCCTCTGACAAACCATCGGTTGCCACGATTGTACAGAAGGTGAGTTAGATATGACCGCGTTCCTTGTTTTTAGCGTCGTAATAGTAGTTACCATAATGGTTGTTTTTATTAGGTTTAAGTAACGGAGAACAACATGTCCGACTGGTGGTTACTCGATGACATCGAAATAGAGAAAGACCTGCTTGCCAAGCACAACCGACAAGTGGCATTCTACAATGTCCTGTACTCTACAGATGAGGGCAGGCTCTTTCTCAATACCCTCCGTGAGATGTGCTACGCTCGGGACAACCTGGAGTTAATAGCTCTATACAACCGAATACGCAATATCGCAGGACGCACCCGGGAAACCGAGTTATCCATGATAGCTGCTGAAGCAGAAGCAATACAATTCCAAACCGCAGATGAAATCGAATTAGAAATGAAAGAAGAGGACTGACAATGAAAGATATAGTAGTTAGATTAACAGGTTTAATTCTTGTCTTTGGTGTTCTTGGTTTTATTGGTTGGATGTGGGATAAAGGAGACACATTTAACTGGAGCAGTGCTTTAATTCTACCATTAGGCATATGTGCTGTGGTGGCTCTTCTTGTGTTAATTATACTGGGTGTAGGATTACTTATACTTGGTGGTGATTTTGATAAAAAATTGAAAGAAGGAGATTAACAATGCCTGAACCAATTGATGCAACAACTATCCTTACCGAACTCGGTGACGACTACAAAGACAGCAAAGCACTCGAAGGTGTCTCAGACACCACGATGCTCGCCAAGCGTTTCATAGACACCCAATCCAAGCTCGGCCAACGTCTCGAAGGTGTAATCCAGAAACCTGGCAAAGATGCCACCGACGTAGAGAAGGCTCAATACGAAACCACACTCAAGAAAGAACTTGGTGCTCCTGAGACCATCGATGCCTACGAGTCAGACCCCGTCGAAGGTATCACCCGTCCCGACGAGATGACAACCTTCATCAAACAGACATTTCTCGACGAGGGCATAGCTGTAGGTCAGTACTCCCGCATTATGAACAAGCTCGACAACTACAGACTTCAGGCCCAGAACCAGGCTGTCCTCGATGAAAATCAAAAATTTATTGCAGAATCTGAAAATTTCAAATCCACCCATAGTGGCGATAAACTGACCACAGGGACACGAACCGCTCTAAAAGCCATGCTACAATTCGCAGGTTCGGAAGAAAAAGACTTGACAGATGCAATAAAGACATCTAAGATTCTTGACAATCCAGGCGATCTGGATGCTTTGAGGAAATTAGGCATATGGCCGTCAACAATAGCACGATGGGAACGTATAGGTGGTTTGGTGAAAAGTGACCTCGCAATAACAAACGAAGGTTCCCCGGTAGCAGCAGGTAACAAGGCTCCCGCAGCCGGAACAACAGAGGCACTTATAAGTTCCATCTACAACCACCCTTCATCCAAGAAGTCTCGTGCAGAAAGAGGATTGACATATTAAGGACACAAACATTACAGCAGCCGGCACCTGTCGAATCCTGCTGACATAAAATCACGTTCAGACTCTCTCCAGGACCTATAGGTCCCACATGGAGACCTGATGCTTACTGACCAAAGCGGTCAGCGGTCAACAGCCGTTAAGTGTCAGGAAGACCCAGTTTGTTGCTGGACTCTCTTCCGAAAGTAAAACAACTAAATACTTTTGGAGAAGTCCAATGGCAGCACTATCTTTAGGCTCAAACCTCACGATAGCAGAGCTTCAACGCCGAGAAGACCCCGATGGGTCTATGGCCGAACTCATCAACACTATTAGTGAGGAAAATCACGTACTCGAACACATGACGTGGATCGAGGCAAACATGGGGGACTACCACGAGGATACTCGTCTGGTCTCCGAACCGGCAGGTCAGGAACGCTCCTATGACGAGGGTGTAAGCAAAGAAGCCGGAGTAACTGAGAAACTCCTCGAACCTTCCTGTGAACTGGCCTCAATCTCGGAAGTCGATGTCAAGAAGTATAAACGCTCGTCTAACCCCGATGGTTTCCGTCTTCAGGAAGACTCACTGTTTCTCTCTGGTATGACGAAGACCTTTGTCAGTCGTTTCTTCGATGGCAACCGCTCCACCGATGTCCGGCGTATCTATGGGATTAACCAACGCTCCGACTACAATGACCTTGATTCAGCCTACGTCTACGACAATGCCGGAGGAAACGCCAGTGTCACCGCCAACAAAACCTCAGTCTACTTCATCCAGTTCGGCCACAAAAAGGTCAACATGTTCTATCCCAGGGGCGACCCCAATTCCGGTGGCAGTATGCCGGTCAAGATGAAGGACTATGGTGAGTCGGTAATCGACCAGTCTGGTACCTATGCTGGACCCAAGAAGTATCCTGCACTCCAGACATGGTTTGACCTGTCGTTTGGTTTATTCATCCATGACCCCCGGTGCATCAAACGCATCTGTAACATCTCGACCTCTAACATCGACGGTGTTGACGATGTAGCTTGGTATGAGGACCCGATGATTGATGCCTACAACGACCTGGAATACAATGGGACGAATTGCGTTATCCTTTGCAACAGGACAGTCCTGGCACAAGCCATGAAGCGAGCTAATGAAAAGGGCAATGCCTTCTATACGCAGCCCGCTAATGAAGGCCCGTTTGCCCATCCTGTAACCTACTACGAGGGTATCCCGATGGTCAGATGTGACCAGATCACAAACACCCAATCGACGGTAACTACGTAGACAATCTTGTAGAAACGCCGGTCTGTCTCCAAGGCAAAGATGTTGACAACCCGGCAAAACAGTAA